GATGCGGAACCAGCTCCTGAAGGCGGTGAACCTGCACCTGAGGTTTAATTACCTTATTGGATTAGAGCTAAAGAACTGAGTTCTATAATAAAGAGTTCCAGCTCCTGAACCGGTTTTAGCTGAAACTTGATTAACGTTAGTTAAACCTCTTAAAGTAATACTATCATTATCATCGAGTAGAAAACCTCTGCTTACATTTATAGCTTCGGCATCACCCCAAGCATCTGATCTATCGAATAAAGTAACTTCTTGACCGGTCTTATTTACTATATATACTTCTGAGCAAAGCTGACCTAAGAACGGCTTTACTGAATCGACACCTGATAAGCGTGTCATACCGGTACCTACACGAATATTAAATGATCTACACTCGTTATTATTAAAATACGTACTTCCGTTATTAGTAGTTAGAGCTTCTGGCATATTATTATTTATGCTAGAATAAATAATTTTATGGCACTTGCATGTACTATTCAGCCTCTTTCTGCTTTTTTATCTACAAACTTAAATTCAAAAATTGAAACTTATGATAGATTGGGAGATAGAATAAAAAGATCTCTAGGGTATCCGTTAGTTAGTTTGGAAATTCACACTGATCAATTAAGAGAAAATATTCAAATCGCTGTAGAATATTTTACTAAGTATGCTGGTTTTACTAGAGAATATCTTATTTTTGACTCAGATATGTATGAAAAAAATAAAGGTATTCGTTTAGATTTACTATATACATTAGCTAATACAAATTTAACTACTAGTGCTAGAAAAGTAGCAGGTACTAATCCTTTAGGCCCGGGACCAGAGTTTATAGGATCAACACCAGAATCTGTATACGTCAGTACGTCTACCGTATTATCAGGCAATTTTCATACATCAAAATACCCAGTATATACTGGTAGTACCGCAGTTTTATCAGGTTCTCTTTCAGCTACTTTTACTCCTTTAACTGGAGGTCAAAACGGAATACAACAATTTGAACTCTTTGATCAGAGTTTAGTATCTACTATCACCTCCCTATCTACTGTTGGTGGATCGGCAATAGGACAAACTCTAACCGGGGTATTTACTAAAACTCCACGACATACTTTAACTTTTCAAGGATCGGCTTCAAATGCAACACATTTTCAAAATGTATTTGATTATGATATTATGGATTATAGAAAAGTAGTAGATGTTACTGATTTTGAAGAAGGGTCAACTACCGGTATTAACACTTTATTTACTTTAGAACAGACATTAGCACAACAAACTTACTTTAGTTACGCTATGGGTAATTACGGTTTTGATTTAGTTTCATGGTATACTCTTAAAGAATGGATAGATACAAGAGAAAAAATGCTTGCTATTCGAAGAGATATATCGTTTGACCCTAGAACGCAATATATGCAAATGTATCCACAACCAGGGAGTGATAAATTCTATGGTGTAGTTTCATGTTTTATTGAAAAACCTATTCGTAATGTTATAATGGAGCAATGGGTTTATGAATATTCATTAGCTTTAACAATGATTACTATAGGAAGAGTAAGAGGTAAATTTGGTTCAGTCAATCTTCTGGGAGGCGGAGCTTTAAACTACGATTTACTACAAGAAGGTCAGCAAAAGAAAGCTGAACTAGAACAAAAACTTATGGATGGTGCATCGCCAGGGTTAGGTGATACTGATCCAACAATGTTCTTTGTAGGGTAATGAAAAAGTGGAGACAAGGTATCTTTGTACCTAAAAATCCAAATAAATTTATAGGTAGTAAAGCTGTCTACCGATCAGGGTTGGAACTTAAGTTCTTTAGATTTTGTGATGATAATAAAAACGTTATAAAATGGGGTAGTGAAAATGTAATAGTTCCATATTATAGTCCTTTAGATAATAAAGGACATAGATATTATGTTGATAATTATATAGAGATAATGGAGGGAAGCAAACTAATTAAGTATCTCGTTGAAATAAAGCACTCCAGAGAAACTAAACCACCTAAAACGAAATATAGAAACCGTAAGCATTTACTTTATGAACAAAAAACTTTTGTAACTAATCAAGCTAAATGGAAGGCAGCACGTGAATATAGTAAAAAAAGAGGGTATAAGTTTATTATTTTAACAGAAAAAGAGCTTATTTACAAAAGATGAATAAATAATATTATGGCGTTAAAACTTAACTTAGTTGTAGAAAAACCTGATGTTAATGATGAGTTCGAATACATTGAAGAGCAAGCAGATAGAAATGCTGAATCAAGTCTTTTCATAAAAGGTCCATATATGATGGCTGAGGGTGTAAATCGTAACAATAGACTCTACCCTTTAGATGAGTTAAAAAGAGAAACTGATCGCTATATTGAAGAGATGGTAAAGCCAGGTCGTGCAATGGGTGAGTTAAATCACCCTACTACAGCAGATGTTGATCTTGAAAGAGCGTGTCATATGGTAACAGAGCTCACACAAGATGGTAATGTTTTCTACGGTAAATCAAAAGTTTTGTCTACTCCATGTGGACAAGTAGTACGTTCACTCATTAATGATGGTGTTAAAGTAGGTATGTCTTCAAGAGCCTTAGGTACATTGGAAGAAGGTTCTGATCATAGTACGGTTAAAAATATGAAATTAGTAGCTATTGACTGTGTAGCTGACCCATCTTATCCAAGCGCCTTTGTAGATGGTATTTTAGAATCAAAGCAGTGGGTAGTAACAAGTGATAATAGATACGAAGAAGTTTACGAAAATTTCGAAAAATCAGTGCAAAGATTACCTAAAAAAGATGTAGATTCATTTTTACGTGATAGAATTCTTAGCTTTATTAAATCTTTATAATAAATAATAATATGGCTAATGTTAAGAATAAAATTACTAAGTTTATCCAGGAGATTTCTAGTAAAAATTATGCTCAAGCACATAAATATTTAAAGAGCGTAATTGAAGACAAACTAGAAAAAAAAATCAATAAAGCTACCGACAAACCACTCTTTTAAATATGAAAAACGATAAATCATTACCCGAGCAGGCAGAAGAAGTACTTACTGAAGATTCAGTTAAGGAAATTGAAACTGCCATTGAAGAAAAAATTCAATTATCAGTTGAAGCAGCATTAACAAATCAAGATGAACTGTACGCAGAGAAGCTTGAAGAGTTAGTAAGTGCAATCGACAAAGATCATACTGATAAGTTAACTAGAGTGGTTGAAGCAGTTGATCATAATAACGCTAATAAGCTTGTACAAGTAGTTAAAAAGTATGAGAAAGAGCTCAATGGTAGTGCTAATCAATTTAAAAATACCTTAGTAGAAAGTATTTCTGATTATTTAGATGAATATTTAGAAGAGTCGGTACCTACTGAAGCTATTGAAGAAGCTACTAAAAATAGAACTGCTAGAGAAGTTTTAGGAAATCTTAGAAAAGTGCTTGCTGTTGATTCTAGTTTAATGAGCGAGTCGGTAAAAGAAGCTGTTATGGATGGAAAAACGCAAATTGATGGGTTAAGTCAAAAGGTAACTGAGCTCGAAAAAGAGAACAGACTTCTTAAGGAAGCATACAATAAGCAAACTGCTTCATTGCTTCTAGAAAATAAAACTGCAGGTTTATCTGGTAAGAAGAAAGAATATTTAACCAAAATTTTAGCTGATAAATCACCTAAATTTATTGAAGAAAATTTTGACTATACTGCTAAATTATTCGATAAAAAGGAAAATGAAAGACTTTCAGTACTAAAAGAAGAGGCATATAAACAGCGTAAAGTCAAAGCTGATGCCCCAGTACAACAAATCTCGGAGGATAAAAAAGAAAAGCCTATTAACCCTTATTTACAGGAATTACAAAGGTCTCATAAATAATTTCCCCCCTGAACGATGAGGTGCTTGTCACCTGAGTAACTTGGGACTTGATCCCATGAGGTAAAATGAAAGGAAACGTCTAATGAATAAACCACAATCATTTATTGATAGAGATAGAGCAGATTCACTTCTTGAGAAGTGGGCACCTGTTCTTGAATACTCTTCCGATAGTGTGGCACCCATTGAGGACGATCATACCCGTTTAAATACCGCCATTCTTCTTGAGAACCAGGAAAAGTGGTGTATTGAGGAGGCTAATACAGCCGGTATGGGTGGTTCTTTCGGAGATGGAGCTACCATGGGCACTGTGTACAACCCGTCACAGCAGGGATTCCCTGTTGGGTCTGGTGATAACTATGCTGCT